AGTGTCCCTTTTGATAGATGATACCTTCCGAAACACCAAAAGCATAACCTGTACCAATTGCATTGACAGTACTGTTTGCAACTGTTATCTTAGTTTTAAAGTTCTGTGCAACAAGATCTAAATTTTGCACCGTCGCTGAAGCATTTGAAGTCTTAATCGTCACCACCGGCAGGAAGGTGTAATCTTCACCATTATTACCTAGAGTGATTGTTTGAACAATGCCACTAGAATCTGTTGTTATTAGTCCTGTTGCTCCTGAACCTATCAGTGAAGAAACGCTCGCTGTTTGTGCTGAGGTGTTACCTACAATGTTATATGATGCTTCAAACGTCCATGCAGCTGAATTAGTTGCAGAAGTTGTTAAATCAGCTGTAACTGGCGCTACACTCAAAATAGTAGTGCACGCTACAGCTGTAGTGTTGATAGCTTTAATAACAGCACGTGCACCAGTTGTTGATTGTGTAATCACTTCTCCATTTGTGAATGTACCGCTAACATTAGCTAATACAAGGGCACTTTGAATTACAACAGTATCCGAGTTTGAAAAACCAAGTCCACCATTCAATACATTGACTTTGAATAGAGGGTAGTCTTCACCAAACACTGTCAACTGTTCATTAGGTGCAAACTTTGTATAAATAACATTACCATTTGCTGGATCTACATCAGAACTGTTGGAGTATCTTACATAAATTGTTTTAAGATCGGGATTACTCGACTCAAGACCATCTTGAAAATCAATAATACGAGCTGTCAAATTTAAAGAGCTCTTAACAAAGAAATTAACATAAGCTGACGGTAGTGCTGGTTGACCATCAACTTGTACGTCTTGTATTTTTACATATGAGTATGTTGGAATATAGTTAAAGTTGACACCACTAAGAATAGTACCAGACTTAAATACATGACTACCAAATCTTTCAATTTGATTTTGTAGTAGTGATTGCAGTTGATTAAGTTCACGAGTTTGTACAGCAACACCAGGCTTGAAAAGAACTCGATAAAAGTTCTTTTCTTCATTAATATCATCATAATAAGGAGTTACATTTAGTGACTTTTCTAGTGGCATATATTATCTCTTAAAACTGCAAAATTAATTTTATTGTTTCAGATTGTGAATTAGATCTTGAAATTGGTGATTCATTTTCAACATATAAAATCTCACCAGATTGGTTTACAAGATCAGGAGGAAAAGCAAATAAAAGATTTGCTGTTGCATTTGAATTCACACCTATTAAAGTATTTCCTGTATTTAGAACCCCTTTGAGATGAGTGACATGTAAAGAATTATCAGATATACTATGAAAAAATGCATTTGTAAAGTATTGATCAGTTTGATAAACAACTTCATCCTCTTGAAAGGTACCTGAAATAGGTGTAAAAGTAAACCTGTGTCTTTGATCAAAAGTATTAAAGTTTTTTGCCTTTCCATTTATATTAAAAGAACCAACAGTACCTGTTGAGCCTGAAGTACTACCTGTAACTATTTGTGCTGTAAGAAAAACACCATTGACGTTTGTAATTTTTAATGTACTTATAGAGTCCCAATCTGTTACTATTCCTGTTGCATTACTATTACTTTGAATAACTGACTCACCTATTGTGAATGATCCATTAGGTGATGACAATGATAATTCGACACTCTTGAAGAGAGGATCTTTAATTAAACCAATAGTTCTAAAATCGTTTTCTGTTGGAATAGTATTTACTTCACTGTTAGCAAAATTAACGCTAATGCATAGAGAAGTTCCCATAAGTTCAAATTCTGGATTAAATCCATGTCCACCTTTAGGTCCTTGTTCTACTCTCAAATTTGCATTGTTTGAAATACCTCCAGTATTTCCACTAACAGTTGCAGATGCCCATGTATATCCACTACCACGGTTAATAATTTCTATTCGTGATATTGTATTAGCCGCAGAAGTATTTACTATAGCTCTAGCTTCAGCATTTTTTCCATCTCCAGCGATAGCTACAGCAGGAGTAACTTCATAAGTTGTACCTGAAATAGGATTAGTGGTAAAAGCACTGGATAAAGTTATTGTTTTAGATCCACCTATAACTGTATAATCAACTATTCTTCTACCTTGACCAGCTCCAGTACCTCCAGTAAGATAAATGAAACTTCCTGTATAAAAATTATTTGAAGAGGAAGCATTATTTGCTAAATTATATTTAGTAGGATCACCACCAATACGTAAATCAGTTGAAATAAAGGTATTAGCTAATGTTGTATTATAATTAGAACCACGATAAACAACTTGTATATTATCAATTGCTCCAGAAACAGCATTACCAGTCACTAACGTATTTGCAAAGACTGGAATTAAATCTGATGTAGCAAATTTTTCAAACTGTGATGATGTTATACTGTACATGTATTTCCATTGATATCCATCATTCGTAGAATAATATTCATCATTAGCAGAAGTTTGTGTGATATCTGGAGCATTAACTGAAAATGCATTACTGTTATTATCTAAACATTTAAAAATATGACGAGTCGATCCACTTTGAACTGATACAAAAAAAATTTTATTTGTTAAATCTTCATTACTCCTATATGCCGCATATTTTGTATTGACAGTCCAATCATATCGTGGGATCATTACAGCAACATCGTTTGCTGAAACTCTTTTACCAAATATCATTTCTTCATATGGAATATATAAAACATTTTCAGTTGTATTAGTAACTGAACCTATAACATTGTCACCCGAAGGATAAGTTAAATGACGAGCTGCAAATACATAATATACACTATTTGCGGTTTCGTTAATCGATTCTTTAAATTGATTAACATTATGTAAACGGAAATAATTTGAAATAAGTTGAGTGCTCATTTATAACTCATATGTTGGTTTGTATATTATTTATAGCTTTCATTTCAAGATTAGCTACAGAAATAGTACTCACTCTACCAAAAGCTTTAGTACCTGCTACATGTGTGACTTGTTTCAATATGTCAAAGTACTTGTCAAATGGAATTTTAGTTTGTACTTCATAACTATATTCTTGATAAAAATCATTGTCTTGTAATTTTTTATCATCACTTAAAAACCCTTGAGTTGTTTTATGAAATCCAGACCCAATACCTTGTTTATTTAATTCAACTATAGCTGTAACACTGAATACTGATCCTTGTTTATTTAATGTGACTACTTCTTTATCAAGAAAACCGAATCCCGAATCAGCTACATCAAGTTTTTTAACAACATTATTAGATGTTTGAACATTTGCTAGTATCGATGCATTCAAACCAACAACAATAGTATTTGAATCTTCAATAACATTAACAACGTCTGCTTGTGATCCAGAAACACGTCCAACTATTGGACTACCATTCAAAAAAGTATTTTCTAAGTTTATACGTTTCAGCTTCAATGAATTTGCAACTAAATTTGCAGAAGTTTCAAAACCAATTTCTTTTATTAATGCACGAGCTGTAGTAGCAATAGATACCACTGATACAGCTGAAACATTTGAAGTAGATCCAGAAGATAGTCCTTTGAGTTGTGTAAGACTATTAGTAGTATTAACAAATGATCCTGTAACATTTTTTATTTTTAAACTTCCAGATCCACCACTAACTGCAGCTTCAATAACAGTTCCTGAAGCAGTAGTATCAGTTGGAGAACTGCCTTGATAAACAAATTCATTTAATACAAAAGTTGATGTACTAACTCCATTAGGTGATACTCCAGAAAAATTACTTATAGTCAATTGTATTCCATTGTTAGCATAAGATTGTTGTATTTCTTCACCTACAATAAATGAACCTACTGTATTACTTATAGACATTACATAATCTCTTGCATTATAACCAGTAACAAATGTATCAACAACTGTAACAAAAGGATCAACATTATATTCACTACCAGGATTAACAGAAACTATTGTTGCAATTGAACCAATAGTGGTTGAATTAAAACGTAATGCATCAAGCAAAATTGTATCTAAATTAGTTCCTGGAAATTTCTCGAATCCTAAACCTCCGAACATTGGTAAATCTTTTCCTGTGTTACCATTTACCGAATTAGAACCTAACAAAATTTTTAATGGACCATATAAATTATGGCCTGTTTCATTATTACCTTTAATAAGATTAATTCTGTTTCCGACTTTAGTTTCTTTGAGAGTAACATGAGTTGCATTAGATTGATCGATAAAATATACAGTATTATTTGTTAAATTATCAACAGCAGTATTACCTGTATTCACAAAATAAAAGATTGCTGAATTAGGAACATAATTTATTGCTGTTTGTAGAGCGATACTACTATTACTACCTGTGGTTCCCTGACGTGTTAACGAATGACCGGTCTCGTTTACTGACGCAGTAATATTGATTGGCGACCCACCTGAAGTAGCTGAAAGCTGTAAGTAGGTAGATCCTGGTGTTGTGTTGATTACAAAATAATCAGTATTGCTTGCTAAGCCGCCAACAGCGGTATTCCCTGGTGTAACTAAGTACTTAACCTGCTCACCATTGCTGAATACATGACTAGTTGAAAGTGTTATAGTTTCATTTGTATTACTTACACCCGTCAAAGCATTAAATTGAACAGATGATGGAAGAAGTACTCCTGTACCATCAGGTCCTTCTGTAACATCGTTGTTTGCATTAAAAGTGTTTGATGATCCATAACCTGATGATATTACATTTGATCCTATACCATTCAACCTTACAGTATTAAAAACTACATTTCCTGTATTATTACCATTAATGAAATCAGGTGAAAGAAAAACATTTTCAGTATCAGTTAAAAGACCTACTTCAAATCCAGCATTCAATCCAGTACTTACATTTGCTATACTTGCTGTAGTATTAGAAGTCAATCCTATCAATTTAGTTGAGTTGGATGAGATAAAAACATTCGAAATATCTACTACACCTAAAAATCCAGTTTTATAAGTTAATATATGCCCATTTTCATTAATATTACTTGATGATATATTTAATGGTTCACTACTTTCACTATTTGATAATTGAAATGAATTCAATGATGTATTTACTACTTTATAAACTCCTCCATCAACTAACCCGTTTATGGCATTATTACCTGCCTTCACTGTATAACTAACAATATAATTATTTTGAAAAGTATGATTATTTACTGTTATTAAATAGTCAGCACTAGATACAGAAGTTTGAGCATTGAATACTATATTCAAAAATGTTGTATTAGATCCTATAACGTTTCCTGTTGCTGTTACATCAGTATAGGCACTTATTACTCCTGTACCTAATGATCTTACTAAATCATGCCCAGTTTCATTCAATCCTGAACTCAAAGATTTTGCGCTTCCATCATAAGAATCAGAAAGATGTAATGAAGTTGAACCTTGAATTGTATTAACTACATAATAAGCTGAACCAGTTGATAAATCAACTAAAGCAGTATTACCAGTTTTAACATGGTATCTTACAATATCATTATTACTGAAATTGTGTGGTTGAAGAGTGTTAATTCTTTTTGTAACATTACCCGTGAAATTTCCACTAAACGATGGCGTAAAACTTGCTGTATACAATGAACTAAAAGAATCATATGTTCCTGTATATTGTTTGGTATAACTTGTAGTGAAAGATCCTGTAAAGGAAGGTGTAAAGTTTCTTGTAAAATTACCTTCATATGTACCTGAAAATAATTGAGTAAAATTATTACGTGTATATACACCAGTAAATGAATTATATGTACTACTAAAGGATGGATTAAAAGTGCCAGTAAATGTTGCAGAAAAAGATTTACTGAAACCTGAATAATCTACACTATATGCTAATCCAGTAAATTGACCACTGAATATTCCTACAAATGCTTGTGAATATACTCCAGAAAACTTGTTAGTAAAAGAATTTGTATAGGTTGGTGTAAAAAGGTTTGAAAAATTTGAAAAAGATAAAGTAAAATCACTAGTATAAGTAGGAGTAAAATCACTACTGTATATGTTATACAAACCTGTATAACTTTGTGACCAAGAGTTTGTAAAAACACCTGTAAAAATATTTGTGTAACTTTTACTGAATGCTCCCGTAAAAGATTTAGTATATTCTGAAGTAAATAATGTACTAAAACTTGAAGAAAATATTTGTGTAAATTCTCTAGTATAATTTACACCAGCATTGAATAAACTACTAAAATTTATATTCTTTCCTGATGTAAATGTTCCTGTAAAAGTTTTAGAGAATGAATCAATATATGAGCCAGTATAACCTTGAGCAGTATAAAAACCAGAAAATGGTCCAACTATACCAGTATAAACTGGATTTGAAGTAAATTCACCTGTATATATTTTACTAAAACTAGATAAAAATCCTTGACGGGAACCAGTAAATGATAATCCATTGAATACACCCACAAAACTTTTAGTAAAATAATTTTCTCCTGAAACTTCACTTACAAAAAATAGACCATTATAAGGATTTTGATAATTTTTTGGATAGGAACCTGTGTAAGAACCGATATACACACCTGAAAAATATCCTGCAAAATTTTCAGCATAAGACAAACCATTAAATGGATTTAGTTTTGTTCCTGTAAATATTTGGCCATAATTTCCTTGATATGAACCCTTATAACTACTTGAAAAGTTACCTAGAACTACTGGTCCTGTAAAAATTTTCGAATAAACATTTGTATATTCACCAGTATATGTTTTACTATAAGTTCCGGTAAACCCATCTAATGTATACGTTCCTGAATATCCTTTACTAAAAACTGGTGAAAAAATTCCTGTAAATTGTGAAGTATAGTATTGAATATATTCACCCGAAAACTTTGTTGTTCCAATAGTAGTAAATAAAGATGTAAAATTTTTATCATATGAACTAGTGAATAAAGAAGTATAACTTCCTGTAAATGATTGTGAATTAAAATTACTTGTAAAAGTTAAACTAAAATTATTTGTAAATAAATTACCAAATGTACTACTAAAAGTTCCTACAAAATCTTGTGAATATGAACTAGTAAACTCACCCGTAAATTGTGACGTATAAGTATTAGTATATTGTTTTGTGAATGTATTGAATGCATATCCTACAAACGATGCATTGAACGAAGAGATATCGGGATTTTCAGAACGAACAGCAAATGTTGTATCTTGTGAACTTATATTTCCAATATTAGGAACAACAATAATAGAACCAGCAGTATTACTCACTTTATTAGAAACAACTATGGTTGCATTTGCAGCTACATCTCCATTAGAAAAATAATTTTCTATCACATTACCAATTTCAAAAAATTGATTATTTCCTTTTGCTGAAGTATAACCAATATTAATTAAGGGTTGGGATACTGATTCAAATTGACTGAATGAACCTATAAGTGAGTTCGAATTACGAATATTATTTAAGGTTAAAACTTTTTTTGAAACAAGTACATTTGTATGATCTAAACTGTATCCCCAACCTCCACTAATTAATGCATTTTCATATTGAAAAGATACTGTACCGGTTTCATTTGAAACTTCTGTTACTCTAGCCTTACCTAATTTTCCATTAGGCGAACTTACCTCAAAAATATCACCAACTGAAAATTCTGCACCTCCATTCAATACAGTTAATGACGTCATTGAACCTATTATGATAGGTGCATTCTCTAAATTTGTATCAACAGTAGGTGTCACGAATTCACTATTTTGAAATATACCTCTAACATTACTTAAATAAGCAACTTGAAGATATTTCCCTGCTATTCTACGAGTAACTAAACTTTCTAAAAAAGCTTTAGCACCGCTTCTAGATCCTATTATTTCTTTACCAACAAAATCTTTTGTTTTTTCACTTACAGATAATTCAAGATAGGTGGGTCTAACCCACGTTCCATCTGAAGTTTTTAAAATATTTTCACCAGGAAAAACAACCCTCGATTCTTGATTGAAAAGTCCTTGAATTAATAGTTGAACACCACGTTCGGTACCTTTTGAGGTATGAATATCAGAAGCATGTTTTATTAAAAATTGTGTATTTGATTCTGTAGATAAAGGAATACCTGACAAAAATTTATTTTTAAAAAATTTTATAAAGTCAGGTGAAGTAGTATCAATATCTTTACTATTTAAAAGATTTCTAGAACCATAGATAGATTGTCCTTCAGATTCCATCCATCTATAATATTCTTTTACAAAATTTATAAATTGAATACCTTCATCCCTGTAAAAATCAGGGAAGTGTGATTCAACTAAAGGAAAAACAATCTCTTCTATTTGTATCATTCTTTAATGCCAACTGCAGTAACAGTTACGTTTATTAAATCTATGTTTAAAATAGTATTTGTTTTACTTTCAATATTTTTAGATTCTGTTTTAAATTTTAAATTTAAAAAATTACCTTCAAAACTATTAATTTTAAATGATTCATTTATAATCAAAACACCTTTATCATAATTTATAGTACCAACATTAGTTAAAATATTTAATGCATTTTCTTTTTGTTGAGCTATGAAAACGTTTCCTAAGGAGTCATCAACAAGTATACAACTTACTCCTAAATGATTAAATAACGAACTTGTTAAAGTTGAACCAAATAAAGTATCTGTTACCGATAATTTTTTACTAATATCTCTTTTCAACTTATTATTTAATTTAACTTCAAAAGGAAAACTAATATTTGTTGGAGGAGATATTCGTTTAATTAAAGTGATCTCAGTATCATTACTTACAATACTAGTATCAGCATTATCTATTGCTTTCACAAAATTACTATAATATAAGGTTTTTTTGAAGTTAGAAAGATTATTTGTATTAAAAGAACTAATAGCTGATTTTACAGCTGTTTCAATATCTTTATTAGTTTTAGTTGTAACTTTAACGTTAAAAAATACATTAGATTTAACTTCAACATAAAAAAATTCAGGATCTACAACGACTGTTTGAATACTTAAAGGAGTTTTATCTTTTAAGAAATCTAAAAAAGCTTGTTTACGAATTTCAGGAGCTCCATCAGCATCCTTAACATCTATAGATAAAAATACTTTACCAAACTGAGGAGGTTCAGCTTCTTCTCCTCCAAAAACACTAATTGCTTGAATATCTGAAAATTGTGATTTCAATAAAACTTCATAATCCAATGTTGTTACAGCTCTATTTTGAGACTGAAAAAATCTAGGAGCATTTTGTCGTATTGATTCTAAATTTTCAGCTATAGAACCACCACTAGCAGATTTTAAAATAGTTATAGAAACATTACTATGACCATCAATTGATCCGTCATTAACAAAAACTTTAGCCCCGTTAGGTAGTTCACCTGAACATGCTCGATATTTTGCAACTATAGTAGAACCATTTTTTGGTCTTCTACCAAAAACATTATCTCCAAATATTAATTCATATTGCTCGTTCTGTGATGCCTGTACAAAAAATACTTTTGAAGAACTTGTTAAATCAAAGAGCTGAGTTCCTTTCAGATAAATTAAAGAAGTTTGTCCTCCATCTTCAAATACTTCAATCTCTAATGAAGATACGTCTATAGTAGGATTAGACAAGATAAAACGTTGTGTTGTATTAGAATAATTCATTACAAAAGATTCTATTTTTATAGCTCCTTCATAAAGGTCAATTTTATTTTCAAAACTTGCACCGTTCGCTGTGAGAACTATTGCTTCGTTTGTTACGAATGTAAAATTATTAGCTCCAACCCGAGATGTAAAAGAAGTGTACTTTGGTACAAATACAGACGTTACACTAGTATTAGGTGTAACTTTAAGTGAAATTTCAGATTTTGAAGATACAAAAGATCGTGGAGTATAATTTAGTACTTTTGCATGAGATACAACACTATCACGTAGTTGAGCACTATCAAGAAACATTTCACTAGCAACCATATTCATGTAAAACGTATTCAAATATGTATTATAGGCGAGTACATCTAACAATACTGATATATTTGATCCTTCATAGTTTATATCTTTAAACTGAGTATTGTTTTTTAAAAAGCTCTTTAGATTGTTTTTTAGACTTGTAAAATCTAAACCAACCAAGTCTATATTTGTGTTGGCCATTATCGGATCCTATGTAAAACTATTTCAAGAAGTACTGGTTCAGAGTTATTTATTACACGAAATATAATAGTTATATTAACCAGATGATCATCTACGTCAGAATCAACAATAACACTAATTAATGAAGCTCGAGGCTCATAATTTTCTATTATTTGAGTTATTGAATCTGAAATTATTTCTTCTGATGCAACACCAAAATTTTCAAATAAAAGATTATTTAAATTACCTCCAAAAGTATTATTAAAAAGACGATCACCTTTATTTGTCTTAATCAAGTTCAAAATTGATACTTTTACAGCGTCTTCATTAAATTTTTGTTCAATATCCCTATTAGACTCTGATAAAGAAAAGTTAGTAGAAAAATCAGAATATAAATCTTGTTTTTGTCTAATAGGTGTTTTTAAATTTTTTTGAAAAACAAGAGCCATTTTAAATCCTCAGTTTGGACCGCTTGTTGAACCATTACCTGGTTGAATACCCGAGTGTGTGTGACCTGATAAACTAATACCTGAGCCTATAACATCCCCAGTAGCAGTTATAGTTGATCCTGTTGTTACAGCACCGGAGACCTTGAGTTGTCCATTTATTTGTACTACCGGTGTCGTTATTGTTACTGATTGTGGTGATTCTATTGTTACATTACCGCGTACTTCTATTTTTAAATTTCCTTGTACATACACAGTTTTATTTTTTACAACAATCTCGTAGTCATCACCAACAATCTTATTAACACGTCTGCCATCAACATTTATCTCTTCATATGTACCTGAACGGTGATAGTTATGAATACGTTGGGCATTGGGTGTATCATCTACTTCAAAAATATGACCTGATTCTGTTTGAGTCACTTTATTGAAAGGATGTTTACCTTCAAATGCACTTGCAGGTTCAGGTCCTAATAATTGTTTATTTATTGTTTGTATATTAGAAGCTAATCTGGAAATATCACCTTCACCTGGTATTGAACCAAAGATGACAGGTATATTACTTTCTCTTCCATCGAGGAAAAAGCCTAGTACTGTAGAACCAACTAAAAGTCCAGTGGCTGATACCCCTACCTCTTTTAAACATGCACTTGTAGCTGGTAAAACTACAGTAGCCCAATGTAAACTATCTACTGGTACATTTACATTGTCAGGATCGTTTATATCATAAACTCTCACACGTACGCGTCCTCTTTTCAAAGGATCATTACGGTCTTCAACAATACCTAAAAACCAGTAGAATCCTCCTAATCCTAAAAATTTTGTTGTCATTTATTGTCCTAATTGAACACAATCAAAAACAATAGAATGTTTTGATTTTTGTGTGAATGTTATCATATGACGTAATCTTACAATCAAGTAATTACCAGTTCTTGTTGTATCTAATTTTTTACGTTTAGTAAGACCATCAATTTCAGGTATATTTAACCTAACAACATGGCCTGCAGCTAATCCAGTATCTCCTGGAACCATTACACGCGTAACATCTTCATTTAATAAAATAGCAAAAGCATTTTTGCCTGCAATATTTTCTATATTGAATAAAGTAGGTCTTGTTGAATCTTTAACTGAAAAAAAAGCTTGAGCAGGATTTTGTGCAAATTCATTAAACCATGTTAAAGAATTAGACATAACTTTCTTTTTATCAGCCATCATTTCTTGTAATTTATCTTCAATATTAAAATCTATCTTTTCAAACTTCTTTGTTGCTAAATCAAAAGTTTGTGTAAACATTCTCATAGCACCTTGACTAAGCTTTGCGTACGATTCGCCACTGTAAATGATTTGAAAATCCAAAATTGATCTATATGATTGCAATTGTGTTTGTGGTGAAAGCATAGGATTCAGTTTATAAGTAAATTCTCTACCTAACGAACTAATTTCACGTATTCCCTTCTCAAAAATACCTTGAATACTTCCAAAATTGAAACCATATTGATTTTCAAAAAACACATAAGGTGACATTTTATGATTTAATCCGACTGCTCTTTTACGAAGAAAATCAATAGCAGCAAGCGGTTTCAATTTTGGTATATTTAAATTTTCTAACCCTGCAGTTTTTTCTTGAAAAATTGTTTTTTTTGTTTTTAAATTTGTAATTATAATTCTTTCAACCATATCACTTATTAATCCATCCATACTATATCTTATGATAGAGCTATTGTAAAGATGTTCTTCACTAACACATTGCAGTGTATATTTTATACCTCTTCCATTAGTTAATGGTGTTATTTCTCCTAATTCAAAACATCTAAATTTAAAATTGGTAGGTTCCGACATACCCGGTGTTTCAATTACTATTTCAATTTTTTCTTCACCAATGATAGGCAACTTTGTTATAAGATCAAGTGTATCAATAAAACTTATTGTTGCAAAGATTGTTGGCTTTGACATATCTTCAAATATATCAATAGTTACTATTTGATCAAGACTAATAACAGCACCTTTACCTGCATCAGTCTCAATAAAAAAATTTTTTATGTTTATATCGTTGATTTCATATTTTTTAACATTCATTACTTAAAAAGCTCCTGCATTTCTTTATCAATAATTTGAATATACTGATTATCTAAAAGTTTTATATTTCTCATTGATTCATTTTTTTCAAACTCTATATCATAATAACTTACAGGACTAAAATATACAATTTCTTCACTTGAAATAGGAGTTGAAATAGTAGAAACACTTGTAATAGTCGTATTAACTAATTTATCAGATAAACTATGATATACACTTGTATTTGTTTGCCAATCCCCAACTACATGTTTAATTACTACATTAGTACTATTAGCAAATGAAACCGTTCCTTTAACTGAATTAGATTGTTTTATTAAATCATTTTCATTTAATGAACTAAAAGTTCCTTGTAATAAAATAATTTTATTTGTTTCAACAACGGTGTGAATTTCTTTCCGTTGATAATTTATAATTTTATTGTTATACCCTAAAATAGGGGACCAATATTGTTTTTGTATAGCCGCAAGAGCTTCAAATGCAGCTGTTGAAATAACATTTTCATCATTTTCAAAATTTACTCGATAATAAGCTACTTGTTGCTGTGCGTTTGCTATTGAACCAAATTTTAATTTTATAAAATTATCTAATGTATTCTGTGTTTTTGGCCATTGATGATATGGATCTATAATATTGTTACTTAAATAAATGACCCAGTCAAAATTTGGATCACCGTAGTAATTTTCAGCTATTTGGTCAGGGCGTTGACCTTCTTCAACTTGATAAGGAAAAAAAACTGCAAGATTTCTTGTAACACTTTCTTCAAAATTTATTTTAGCTATAATATTTGTAGCTACTGTGTTACTGTAAAGAATAGATGGGAATTTTTTTAAAAATGAAGACACAATAATATCCTTTTTTAAATAGAACCACCACCTTGCACTACTCCCCCACGAGCCGTATCACGCGACATGCCAAGTTTATCCTTGATAGCATCTACGTCAATATCAACATCTTTGTTTATTTCATCACGCCGTAAATATGGCTCAATTTCTTTAAATGTTAAAGATATTTCAATTAACACAGGATCACCTGTTACAAAAAAAGCTGGACCCTTTGGTGCATAATTAATTGTCATATCTGATAGTACACATTTTTTAAATATATAAGGACTTTGCTTTATTGGACCAAAAGATATCTGGCAAGTATCAGGAAAAGTTAAAGTTAGATCTAGACTATCTGGTATAACGCCAGGAAGTAAAGAAGTTTTAAACTGTTTAATAATTTTTTTAATATCATCAAGCTCTTTTTTAGAATTTGGAGCAAATGTATAATTGAATGTATGTTGTCTAAGATTTATATTTCTAAAAATTAAAGCCAGATATGGATTGGGGGTAAGTCCAGCTGCTTTTTTCGCTAGTTCAGCAGCAAGTGGATTTACTTTATTTATACCGGCTATAGACAAATTGAAAGCAGTCGCTGCTGATGTATTTGCAATACTTGCAGTTTTTCCAGTACTAACGGTATCACCTAAAAATTGTCTTATTTTATCTTCACCTGCATTTACTAAACCTCCAATTGTACCAAGAGCTACTCCGTCATATTCAGTTCCAAAAGCTTCTGTTAAATTACTTGGTACTGGAAGTACTATGAATTTTTTTGTTTGATAATCTGGTGCTTTGGTAGGGAGTATACGTCGGTATTCACTGAAATGAAATTTTATATAATACTTCAATTCAGAAGGATAAATCATAGCTACTTGTTCGAATTCTCCTTTTCTGTTTTTCAAGTATTCTTTTGGATCAGAATTTTTTACACCATTAACTCTATTTAATTCAGGGTTTAACTGAGGTAGTCCTTTGGGTATTTGAGTTTCTAACTCTTTCGATATTTTTGTTGGACCCCTTTTTGTTAAACCACTAGTAGCATTAGACAATTTATCTACACCATTACTTATCAATTTTTTAGCGCTATCTAAATTTACTTTTTCAGCTAACGTTGAGAATGAACTAAAGGCAGAGCTTGGATCCATATAAATATTCCTATGAGTTACAAAGGATTCTTTAAACCAACTAATCCAGTTAAATATAACGGTGATTCTACTAATATTGTTTATCGAAGTAGTTGGGAACTTAAATTTATGAGGTATTTAGACGCTCACCAAGATATACTTGAATGGTCCAGCGAAGAATTACCTATTCCTTATCGCTCTCCTTTAGATAATCAAATTCATAGATATTTTCCAGATTTTAAACTTAAAAAAAAGAATTCTGAAGGATCTATTGAAACCCTTGTTGTTGAAATTAAACCTGAAAAAGAGACTAAACCGCCTAAGTTACAAACAAAAAAAACTAAACAATATATTAGAGAAGTATATACATGGGGTGTGAATAGTGCTAAATGGAAAGCAGCTAGATCTTATTGTGAAGACAGGAAATGGAGATTTTTAATTATGACAGAAAACGAATTAGGAGTTAAAAGAACTTAATGGCTACTTCACCATATACTGATACTTTACAAACAACAAATTTAAAAAATGCTCTACCAAGTTCACAACAATGGTTACGTGAACAAATGATTACTTTTAATAATTCTTCAAGTCCTTCAGAACTGTTAAAACCACCTCCTAATAAAATAGAATCTAGATTAGTATCAAAAATTACAGTTGGTAGAATGTACCTTTTTAAATATGATCCTAAAACTAAAGAAGATTTACCTTATTATGATATTTTTCCTCTTATTTTTCCTTTTAGAAGAGTAGATGATGGTTTTTTTGGAATAAATTTTCATTATCTACCTTATATACTAAGAGCAAGATTAATGGACAGCTTATATACGCTGGCAAACAATAATAAAAATGACGATACTACTAAACTTAAACTCTCATATCAGTTGTTAAATGCATCAAGCAGATACAAGTATTTTGAACCTTGTGTTAAACACTATCTAAATAGTCAAGTTAGAAGTCGATTCCTTTGGATCCCAGCGGATCAATGGAAGACAGCCTTGTTTTTACCATTTGAGAGATTTGTAAAAAAAAAATAAATCAGTTAT